CTAGTAGGTGTGCCATGTGGGTCGTAATCAAATATACTAAATCGTGGTCTTGACATTATACCATACCTTAATGCATCGTACAAGTGGTCTTCTGCCCTAGTATCTACATCTTCAGGATTCTTTTTATCCAAAGGTATAGCTGGTAATTGTGACACCATATTAGTACAGGTATCAAAGAACACTATTCTAGGCTCTTCTGTATATTCATCTACTTGCAAACGTCTATGTATCTCATTCTTACCTGATACACGACTACCCTTACTTCTATCCGAAGGTCTAAATCTACACCCTCTCATAATCATTTGTTCTGCTAGTGAAGGTCCTGTGTCTCCACGTTTATGCCATAAAGAACTATCTAAAACACCGTACTTTAAATTGCCATCTTCAGCTTCTAATTCATTTATCATATCTGCCAAATCTGTGGCAAGGACTTTGCTAACATAGAGTTCTCTGTAGACAATAAGTTGTTCAGATGGTGAGACAGCAAACCATAACACTCCACTATAAGAACCATACCCATAATCACAAGACCTAAATTTGACCCAATTATTAGGGATGTGGAAAGGCTCAACCACGTGAATATCACGATTAAATTCCGTAAAGGCAGCACCTTCTTTAATATCCCAATCGCCCTCAAGTAATTGCCTACGTTGTTGCTCTGGCAATGAAAGCAACATTGCTTCGTAATCGCCTTCTCTAGAGAGATACGGATTGTCAGATAGTCTTGCAGGGATAAACTTCCTTTTAAATAATCCTTGTCCAGCTTTGCTATGTCCTGCTGGATACTTAAGTATTTCCCCTGTCTCAATATCTGTCGCATCGAATGTCTTTCCATAAGGAGCAGGGTCAATAAACATTTTTTTAACCCAACCATGTCCCGGACCTCCCGGGTTAGTGGTTGCTCTCATATAGATTGGCAAGTCTGATGATGCTGTTCTTAAACGTGAACGCATGTAGTTCCACGCAAAAGGAGTTGCCCATTGGGTTAACTCGTCAAAACCTATCCAACTAAATGCCAATCCTTGATATCTTAATACGTCATCGTCTCTGTCAAGGTATGACATCCACAATCTAGCACCTGATGGTGCTACCCATTGCATCTTTCTCTCTGACCATTTTATACCCTTCCAAATCTTAGGGTATATTTCTTGCGACTTCCATACTAACTCTCGTAGTTCTTCTGTTGTATGTCTTAATAGTAATCCACTAAATGATGGATGACCCATGTATCGGAGTGGGTCAGCAAGCATGGCATATGATTTACCACCACCTGCACTACCTCCATATAATACTTCTCGTTCACCTGCTGCAAGAAAGTCCGTTTGTGGTCCTGTGTTAGGTTTAAATACTACGTTAAGAGAATCTTCATCATCTACACGTTCTACTTTTACTACACTAGGCTCTTGAACCTGTTCTTTCTTCTTCGATGGCTTTCGCCTTTTCGATTGCCTTCTGGGCGTACTCAGACCATTTTCTGAGAGTTCTAGCTTGGTTCTTACGTTGTTGCTCATGCATTAACCTTTTTCTTAATCCTACGTGAGATATTTCTCTACCTGTTTTTTGAGTAACCCAATTAGCAACTTGCCGAAAGGAATACTGTTTTACATATTTTCTAGCCATCTCAATGGCTTCAAGTTCAAAGGGTATCGGATTAAGTATGTCAGGGTCTTCTTCATTCTTCTCATAACCAAAAGGTACTATTCGTGATATACGTGGTATCTTAGACCACTCTTTACCTTCTTCATCTTTTATATCTGTAGGTTGTGGTAACTTCCACTTGCCTAAACTTCTATTCATTGTTTGCTATTTTAAACCTTTAGTTTTTTTAATAGTTTTTTTACCTGCATAAGGTGTCATATTTCCAGCTTCACTAAAAGTATTTTTCATACCTTCCATTCTTCCTGTTATTTTAAATATCTTTTTATTTATTTCTGTTATCTTTGCTTTCTTAACTGCTCTTGCTTCAGCAGTTTTAGGTTTAGTAGCTCTTAGCTTTTCTTTTTGTGCTCTAAGTTTTTTTTCTTCAGCACCTGCCATATTATTTTTTCTTAACTTAATAATATTTTTTGCTTCTTTCAAAGTAGAGTTAGTTATTCCTTTACTTGAGTTTAGCTCTTTACTAAGTTTTTTTCTATATGCTATTACTAGTTCTCGTTCTTTTTTTAATTGAGCAGATGTTCGCATATCTTTAGGTAGCTTTGGCTTTCTACTTGCTAAAGTTGTACCCCCTGTTTTACCTGTTTTTGCTAATACTCTTTTTGACATAACTTACTCCTTGTTTTTTGGTGGTAATATCATTACTCCACCTGATGCTTCTACTTGTACCTTCTCGGTTTTGATTAAACCTACTCTGTCTAGCAGTTCCTTGCTCGCTGAGAGCTTGTCTCGTATGCCAAGCTGGGTAGGGTCATCTACACCACTTACCATAGCCACAGCAGCCTTAGGTGCGTTTCTACCCATATATAGTTGTGTAGCTTCCATAATTTCTTCTTTAAGAGACTTAATTATATCTGTTGTACTAGAAGTTTCAGAGTATCCTGCAAGAACTTTAGCCTGTGCTACATCCCCACCTGCACCATCAAATAGTACATCAAGAAACTTCTGTTGTCTTTCAGTTAGTTGCCTACTCATATTGGAATACTTTCTCTTACAAACTGTCTATCAACGATTGCTATTAAACGTTTAGCTCTGTTAGGTGTTTGTTTAAACCAACGAGAGTTTTCCATTTCGTCTGCCATTCTTTCCCAATCTAAATCATCTACAGCGGCAATCATGTTTTTGAATTTAGACAGTCTTGGTCTACCTAATTGAAAACACATATTAGCTAATACGTGTTGTATATCGTCAGGTAGATTATTAAATTGCGAAAATAATAGGTTACAATCTTTTATAGTCGTTTCTATGTCTTTCGCAAACCAGTCATCTACTTGTTCAGTTGGTATTGCAGTTCCTACAGGTCCTGAATATATCTCTTCATCCCATTCAGTAATGAGATGCCCTATACCCCCTGTTAAATGCCCAAGTGAACATCTATATGTTTCATACTTTACACCTTCATCTTTTGATATTTCATCTTGTAGTTTTATTAAATTCATTAACTATTTACTTTCTTTAATTTTATACTTTGTTCTAGGTGGCTTATTAAAATCTTTCTCATATTCTCTGCTCTAGCTCTATCTGTAAATGAATACTCTCTAATGTCTTCACTACTTAGTCTAAGTGAAAATATATAAAACGCACCTTTCTTTACAATGCTAGAAGCACTACCTTGTGCTACTCTTGCAGGGTTAATTAGCGTTCCAAAATTTGTTTCAATAATGTTTGACATTACTTTATCTTCTTCCTCTTGGTCTAAATGCACCGATTTGTCTTCTTCTAGGTGATACTTGTGGTCCTCTTGGTGTACCTGTTAGTCTTTTTTTAGGTGTAGCTACTTTAGGTACTGGAGTTCCTGTTGGTCTTCTTCTTCTTCTAGGGGGAATACTCATATCTGGTAAACCAAATGCTTTAGGGTTACCAAAATTAAGTCCTCTATCACGAGCCGGTTGTCTTAATCCAGATTCAAGCATCTTTCTCATTTGTGGAGTTATACGTTGTCCTCCAGAAGTCGTACCTCTTTCTAGCTGTCTCCTTATATTAGCATCTCTTTGTCTTTTTCTTTGTGCAGGTGTTGTGCTTAAATATCTTCTCCTACTTTTCTGCATCCCTTCTATCATTCTTTTTCTTTGTTCAGGTGTTAATTGTCTACTAGGTGTACCTATAGGTCTTCGTCTCCTTGCTTCCATATCTCTTCTTCTTTGGTCTGATACTGAACCTACAACATTTCTACCTAATGGTCTTCTTCTTCTTGGTACTCTTCTAGGGTCTCCCAATGTTCTTCTTCCTCTTGGGGGAAAACCACTGTCTCCACCATAGTGTAACTTTTTAACTGTTGTTTTTTTAGCTGCAGGTTTTTTTGCAGTTGGTTTTTTTGTAGTAGCCATTATTTCTTCCCCATTATTTTCATTGCTTGTCCTGCACCTTTAATTCCAAACGATGCACTAATGGCTATAAATAAAAGATATTGATACCACTCAGGGAGTGTATTCAATACCTCAAAGCCTACTCTTACATATTCTGTCATACTAGGGATGAACACTAGTATAGCAGGTAAAAGTAAAACGGTCAAGGCAAATTCATCTTTCCAGCTATTGTCTGTAGCATCTGCCATTGTATTTTCCCATTGTACTTCTCCTGCAGCAACTTTTTCTGCTACTACTGCTTTAGCTTTAGCTTGTGCTACTTTAGCTTGTCCATCTGCTTTAACCTTCTCAACTTTACTAGTCATCCAAGAACTAGCTAGGTTTGCTATAGGTCCTATAAGTGCTGTAATCATTACTTTTCCTTACTAAACTTTGAGTCTATCCAACATTTACCGTAGTACAAGATAAATAACCATACTGTAAATAAAACACCTTCAACATAACTAAGTTCATTCCATGCATCTAATACCATACTGTCCATTATAATCTCCTATAACCGTCTTTTAGTTGTTTTTCTCTTAGAGCCTTCACGTGCTTGTTCATTAGATAATTTCCTATCCTCAGAAATGGCTTTGCGAGTGTCAGATATAATCTGTCTTTTCTCATCTAAATCTCGCCGTTTTTGTAGCAATCTTTTTGGGCTGTTTAGATACTTGTCTA